TAGATAATAAATTAACTTCGCTATTTAATGCGGTTATCTGTGTATTAAAAGTGACAAATTGAGACTCGTTACGTGCCTGGTTTTGATCAACTATACGAGCTAGTCCATCAAGTTGAAGTTTGTTTGCAGTAACTTCATTTTGTATATCAGTTAATCTAGAATTAATTGAACCGATTTGAGTGATATCGTTATCGTCTAGCACATCAAAAAGAGTTGTATTTTGTTTGAATATTTCTTCTTTAAGAGCCATAGTAACGATCTGCAAATTTCTGGAATGTTATTTCCCAGTCGGTATTTAATAAGTTAACCAATGCTTCGTTTAAACGTCTATTCGTTCCACATTTCAATTTATTACAAAATTGATAATAGTATTGCTCTCCCCAAAGAGCTGCCTCTATCATCTGTTCTTGCACTAAATTTACCCATACAGTGATTTGATCTTCACGAATATCTGTCCAAACAAAGGGACCTTCTATTGATCTTTGAAGTAATGGAGCTAAAACCATACCACGTTCAAATTTAAAACCTCTTTTAAGAAATTGCAAATTTTCAAATATAGTAAATGGCTTCTCTTCTCCATCTTTTGAGCCCGGTGTTATTATATGGCCCGTTTCATTTAAAATATCTCGATAAGTGCAATAGTTGTATTTATCGGCATATTCATCAGAAACACTCTTTATAATATCATCACCAAAAGATACTGAAGATACATTTGTTCTATACTCATGTAGTGATTTAACACCGGTTGATCTAACCCATGCGTATAGACCATAGATATCATTTGCTAAGCAGTTGTCTATAGTAGTCGTGTAACTACCACTTTTATTTGCTCGATTTGTTTTATAAATAGTTCTATAATCAACGACAAATGTATCTATAGCATCTAGCTCCTCGACAGCTCTGGCTGCATCCCAATTATCTGGACAGACTAATTGAATTACTGATCTTTGTATTTTACGTACACATTTATAAACTTGTCTATGTAAATACTTGTCATAATTTTTATAGTCTGCATCGAAATAATTAGGATGCTTGGTCATATAAGCAGCTAATTCCATCCAGCCTACTGATTTACAGTCAATTCCGACCGCATGATATGCTTTTAGACCTGCTCGTGTATATGCTTCTTTATATGGACCATATAGAGATGATTGGAACAAAATTAAATCTACTGGTATACAATGAAATACACGAGTTCTTCCGCTTTTAGCTTGAGCGATTTTTATCGGTTGGTCCTTCAATTTTGAACTCGATAAACTAATTAAACGTTGACCTTGTTTAGCTTGAATTAATTTTGTTTTAACTCTAGCTTCCAACGCTTTACCATTTTTATCTTGTTTAAACGATCTGTGACCGGTTTGTTCATCTAACTCGATAAAATCACTTTTCTTAGCTGTACCATTTAGACTCCATGGTAAACCTGATGCTTTATTAATTTCCATACCTCTGACATATTTGTTATCAGGTAGTCCATTCATAGCATAATTTAACACTTCATCTAAATCATCACTAACTCTCGTTAATGATTGTTCAGCTTTAAATACCGCAACTTGCTCATTTATTAGTTGTGTTGCACACCAATCTAATAAATTTTGATCAAGTTCCGGTAATTTTTTAGCCATTTCGGAATTTGGACCTAATACCAAACTCTTACGACCTTCCCTATTTTTAGGCAACTCAGTCTCTATATATGGATCATATGGGTCTAAACGGCCCGGAGCTAGTTGCTCTTCAAATTGATCTGCGAATGGAGATTTATGCCAATGATCTAAAGATGATTTGGTAACTGGAAGACTAGGTCTTACTAAATTACCGACATATTCAACTTCAGGACCATTAGGTAAATCTGTTGGTGGTCCAGGAACAATCAGTTGCTGCCAAGTATCCTGGAAACTCTGTTGTGTTCCTTTAATAACTCCTAAATCATCAAGAGTTATTATAGCACTAAACCATTGTTGTGTTTTAGGCGAATAGTAAGTATGAAAACTTAAAAGTTTTCCTGATTTCTTTCCAGTTGCGAGTATAACTGGACTTCCACAATCACCTAATTCACTTAATGGAAAAGAACTTTGTAAAGTTTGTTTGCAACACAACACTTGATACGGTTTCTGAATTAATTTAGTTGGTTCGTCATTTTCTAAATTTGGTACTTGAAATGACTGCAACACAAAGTCTTCAGTTTGTCCTAACGCTACAGTTCTTTGACTAGCGAAGTAATGTAGTGTTGAACAACCGTCCCAATCTACTTGTGCCTGCTCTGATGTCAACAAATATTTTGATATATCAGGAAATACGAACTCTTGTTTACTAATAATTCGTAACTCTTGTGGAATACCTAGATTTGCTAATCTAGTTTCACCTTCAAATCGTGAGATTATTTTTGCTACTGCTACATCTCTAACAAAATCAGGTTCTCGTTCCACTACTGCCAAACCAGTATATTTGCTATCACCAACTCGTGAAAATCTTATCCAGCGGGAATTACTTTGTACAGCATGAGCAGGTAATAATAAAATATTACCGCTTCCTAATGCGTGCACTTTTCGTCCTACTTTAGCGAGATTACCTACATCCATACTTTTAACACAATCTACTTTAACCATATGATTACGTACTATTGCTTTCAAAGTATCGTATGCTTGAGGTGCCGATTGTTGTACACCTGTTACAATTGTATCGATATCAATAATATTACCTCCATTCAAGATATTTTGGACATCCATTATTTTAGTTACATCAGCTCTTGTCCATCTAACAATTTCTCCTTGCGGTTTTGCGTTCAGAAGAAACAATCGGATGGAATACAATAGTTGATCATCCTCTTTCTTAAAATAAGATTCCAATATCCATTCACCATATGGGTAATATTTTGCGGTTTTTAATACTTTGAATAACGCTTCAAGAGCATTATCTTCAGTACCACTACCGCGAACATCAAATTCAATTATACGATCTCCATCTTCGCGATATGATGTTACCTTTTTCCACTCTGGTTGTTGAGGAGTGGTATATGAGAAGTCATATTCTTCACTAAAAGCTGCATACATTATATCAAAATTAGGTTCTTGTTTAGAGCCTTTACATAATGACATAGCGCATATACTTAAACTTGGATTTTCTTGAATATGTTCGAACAGATCTTCTAGAATCTCAGAATCTGGATAATTATTAAATCCTAGATCTTCTTGAGTTACTCGTTCGATAATCTTCTCATTTGCTTGTTGGAGACCGTCCACTAATCGGAGTTTAGCAAATTTTCTTGGAATAACTTTCTTTTGCTTTGCTTTCTTTTCTGCTTTACTTTGCTGTTCACCTTCTATTCCATATTTGAACATTTTAACTACCGCTAAAAATATCAAAGTTGTTATAGTAGCAACCACTGCTGTTGTAATGACTGGTGCATTTTCAATAAGTAAATTATTCCAATATTCTGAAACAGGTATACCTAATCTCGATAATAATGATAAAAGAGTACCCATTCCATTTTGCGTCAACCTGGCATAGTAGTTAGATAAATTCTGGTATTTTATTTTAACTTCATCAGAAATTTTATCTTTAACTTCTTTACACAAGTTACCCAGTTTATTTTCTTTCTTCAACGAATCGAGAAAAGCTATAGTTTCTGGGGTTATTTCCGGTTGTGGATTTTTGAGTTTTCGCCATACATATTGGATTCGTTCAAAGTGGTCCAGACTATGTGGTCTATACTCACTCTCTCTTAGCAGATCTAACCAATCTATGTGTGATTGATAAGAGAGCGGATACCCGTTTTGTGGAGCTCCGGAATATTGCATATACCTAATTTGAGTGGGAGAAATAGCTTCTCCTGCTTGAATTGATATATGCGTTTTAAGATTGTCCCTAATTGCTCTAAACTGAGCATCAACTTTAACGAATCTTCTACCTTTTTCTATCATAGGTGACCAAGCATATATACCCTTATTTCTTTTAATAAAAAGAGTAGGTTGTACATAATATGATCTGAATCCTTGGATGTCTTCAACTTGCCATACGTCTAATGTGGTTAAGAATTCCGTTAAGGTTGTCGGATACATATCCATATGTTCTACAAACATTAAACCTGTAATTTTATTTCTTAAAGACATTATCCATGGATACACGTTCTTCCAAGAACTTTCCTTAATGATAGAAGGTATTTCATTTAGGACAATCTTAGCCATTGCTAATGTGGCTACATCATATTCCAAGATATTAACTTCGAAATTTAGATATTCTTCGATCTCTTCTAATATCGTTTTATAATCCTGTTCACTAGTACTAGGTCTAACTAACGTAATTAGTTGTTTTGCACTTGCTAAACGACGTGCACATGCTAATTGTAGACCTGTTAGTTTACTAACAGCGATTTCTTCAATATCATAGACATTATTAGAATATCCACGAACCATACAACGTATATATGATTCTAACCAATCATCAAAATTCATTGTTGTTCCTTTCATAGTTTTAATTAAATTAAAAGCTCTAAAACTCATTAAATTTTTTTTATAATATTCAACAACGTCATTTTTAAGGATTGGATTTACTCGTCTTCGATTAATTTGACCACATTGATCCATTGACGAAACAATACCATGTATGAATGTTAACATTGGATCATCTTCATTGGTATCAGCATTATAATATTCCGTAAGTGCTTGTTGATCACCTTCTACAACTTCTTCTTGTGTAGAACCAATACAGGAGTTATAGTATTTATCTTGCAAGATCAAATCATCACCAATACGTTTGACAATCTCATCTAAAGATAATTTTGTTAATGATCCAACTTTATTTCCACCTGTTACAGGTTTATTAGCACTAAGATCACTTATAGCTGTTTCCATTGGTCCATATAACATATCTACCCAATCGTATGTTTCTACACGATTACTACCTTTAGGAACTGCTTTACCATTTCGTTTCATTACAATGGTATGTGGGAATCTAGCATGTAAAGCTTCAATATCTTCAATAGTGATACTTTTAATTGGCATTTTATTACACGTCGCAAAAACCAATTTACTTTTATATAGAAGACCTTTCTGCTTTAGATCCGCTTGATTTGTTCCTACTGGAGAATTTGATATAAATGTGAACCAACGTAAATGATCTTTGTTGTCTTTTTGTTGAAAGGCATCATCATCATAAGTTATTTCTTGTCCAGTGTAACCTGTATCAAATTCATCTCGACTTTGGATAGTCCATGTATTCCAACTATCAGCATTTCGGAACGCTAAACCTCCGTTTTCTTTGACGTACTTACAAACTTTCTTTGTTAATATATCAACGAGATTCGTTTTTCCAATCTGCTTTTCACCTTGAATACATACACCAACTGGTTTTACTCGAGTTAAATTTGAATTTTCTAACACCATAACTTCAATAAATTGTGTCTCTAATGATGCTAAAATTTTATGGCATTCAATAACCACTTTATCAGATCTAAGTTCTTTAGATGTTAAAGTATTGAGTTTTGTTTTCAATTTCTCAACCTTAGTACGCAGTTCTGATATACGAGTTGAACTTTCTGATCTTGTAAGTTCATTAGGACATGTTCGTAAGCTAGTTTTAAGCCAAATATCATCTTTAACTAAAGTATTTATATCTTTAGCTATTTCTAATATAGTGTCATAATTACTATCTTTAACTAATCCTAATTTAATTAATAATGGATTCATGCGTTTGAATATGTTATCAATTGCTCGTTGGTTACGATCAACATTTACAATAAAATTGTCAACTTTAACATCTCCAATTTCTGCTTTTGTAACTGTTAATCCAACTGCCATAGCCATGGCCACTTCATCTAACATTTGTTGATCACCTTCAACAGGTTGAACAGCTGGTAACCGACCTAATACAATCTCCCAAATACTCTGTGGTAATTTTAATAAACTTGACATAATAGTTAAACTACTCATTAAATCAGATCTACTTTCAACTTTTTGGAATTGATATATTAAAGCCGCGAATGCTGATGGGTATTCTAAGATTTGGTTTATGCATCTTCCTAGAATACTTTGTCTCTGTCTGAGACGAGCAGTATAATTTCTAAATACAGTAATTGGATAGGTAATCTGATCCATATAGTATTTTATTATAATATATATACAGTATAAAGTAAAACCTTTGAGTATATAATTTATCAAAAAATATAATGGATTAAGATAACTAGCTAACCCTGTGTTTGCTAAGATATTATCTGCAATTTGGCCTCTGATAGAAAAGAGGGCAAAATAACTAGAACCTCCAGTTATAATAATAATAGCAATTAATGAATAAACATAAAACATTATTGAACGATGTAATTGGTTAATAGGCGTATTTATACCTATTTGTTCTAACAGAAAATTACAACAACTAATTAAATCTTGTTTTAATCTATTAATCATTATTATTATTATTGATATACCAATTTACATTAATTGGTTTACTTGGTTTATAAGTTTGCACCAAGGCTCTCCATTTTTGAATAAATGAAAATGGTTGATGTATATCTTTAATATCAACCTGACTTTCCCAAACAGCTTTAGGTTCACATAAGTATGGATTAAATTCTTTAGAGAATTTAACCCATCGAATGCGATATATATACATTTCTTTCTTATATAGATTGAATAAGTATCGTTCAGCTGCTTTATAAGCCTCTTCTGGTGTTTTAACTTTTAACCAGTAAATCCATTTTGTTAATGGTACACCTGCCGGTTTGGCATGTTCTAACTCTTGTTTTTTAGTTTGAGTTAGTTTTGGATTAAATTTGATCACTTGACCAGGTAATCCATTTTCGCGTATAATTTTTGCGAATGTTTTATCAGTTCGAACTGATTTTAAAACTTCTTTTTGATGTTCTTCAATTTTGTTCTTATCAAATGAATACCAATCTTTAAGTTTATTGATCCTGATTTTCTTATTATCAGTTACCTTGACAACTTTAGGTTGTTGAGGCTTATTATCAAACTTTTTCTTTATTTGTGAATCTCCAATATTCATTTGTTGAATACCAGTTACAACATTAGAAGTTTTATTAGTTTGAACTGTTAGCGAAAAGTTTCGCTCCTTCAACTTTTGACGTTTAAGCTGAGGTTGTTCTTTAGCAGGTGTTTCAACTAAAGATTCAGAAACAATTGTTTCTATTTTGGCTTGAGTGGCCTTTAGAAGTTGATCGTGTAACTTCTGATTTTCTAATTGTAGATTTTCGTTGAGTTGTTCTAAATTTTCACAACGTTTTTCTAAATTAGTCATTTTCTCTAATAATAGAGATAGCTGTACTAACACTGCAGATTCGCTAGCGTCAGTGCATGCTACACTCGATTCTTGATTGAACTTCATTGTAGCGGGCTCAGCAACACGTTTATCGTCGGGTGCCAATAGACTAGGTGTTTCTTTTTCATCTAACACCAAAAGATTATTTTCCAATTCTTTCAATGAAAGTCTTGAAAAAGGTTTCCTTTGCTTTTTCTTAAAGAAGAGATCAAGCTCATCATCTTCAGTTCCAAAATCAATGTTCCATAAAGTTTGAACCTTATTAGATTCAACCATCTCTTTCATAAATTTATGTACTTCAGCTCGCTTTTTACCTCTCAAGATTATTTTTTTAGCTTCTTGAGGAATTTCTTTAACAATATTTAACTTTGGTAATACCATAGTATGATTTTGTTTAAGTTCAGCTATACGTTGTACTTCTATTTTATTATCAACAACAGTTTCGTAGTTATCTTCCTCTTGTGTGGTAGTTAACCGCTTAACTGTAAAATTTGGTTCTAAAATAGTTCCGTTTCGGCGTCGTCTACTGCGCGTAGAAACATCCGGCGCACCAGTAGTATGTGCTCGCTGTAGATGTTTCCTAGTTCCCTTTTCTTTATTTGACATTTTTATTTGCGGTGTGATCATGTGTTTTAAGGCGAGTGATCAGTTAGCCTATATTTTGCTTAAAAGTTACCAAAATTTTGTAAAATAGATCCTGTTTACCCACGGATTTGCTCTGCAAGATGCTCACGGCCATGCCGGATTTGCCTTGTCGGAATTTCACGCTTCCTTTTCC